CGAGGCCGTCGACACCGTGTTCGAAACCGTGTTCGGCCCGTTGTAGATCGTGGCAAGCGGCGAGCCGGGCTGCGTCGTGGTGTTTGCGGGCTGCGTAAGGACGGCGATCGAAGCGCCGGCAATGGCGTTGCCTACAATATCCTGCACGCGTCCGTCGTAGCGAAAGCTCATGGTATTCTCGCCTCAGTGTGGGCGCTGGATAGCCGCCTGAAGGCGGCGAGCCTGGGATCGCAACCCGAGGCGCCCCTCACCTGCTCGTAACGAAAACTCATGCTATGCTTTCCCCCATGCTGTCAGACCAGAAAAATTTTTTGGCGAGTCGCTTTGCTGAAATGCGCGGACTGCCGAAAACGCACGATCAGTTCGTCGAGGCGCTGCTCGATTTCGACAAACACTTACTTGAAATCATGGAACGGATGACGAAATTGAACGAGGAGCTCGCAAGCGTCCGTCCCATGCCGCCGATCGTCATCGGTAGTCGCCGCTAAGCGCGCCGTCGATCGAACCGCCGCCTGCAGCGTAGCCGCGAGGCCGCACGGCGATGCGTTGATCCTTGCGCACGTAGCGGTTGATCAATTGATCGCATTCTTCCTGCCACATTGCCCGCGCTTCGGCCCGTTGCGCTGCTCCGCGGCTGAACGCGTAAACGAACACGACCGCAGCGCCGAGCGCGTCTTCGCCGTCGCGGATGTTAATCGTCGTCTTCGTGTAATCGGCGGTCGGTGAAATGCGGGCGAGTCGGCCCTCGTAGCGCACGCGGATGTCGAGCGTACTTGTCGAGCCGACCATGTTGATCGCGTCGTTGCGCCATTCCCACTCGCCGAAGTACGGCCCTGGAATACGATCCTGCAGCGGCTGCTTCGCTGGCCACATCGGCGTGAACTGCGCGCCCGAGTTTGTCTGCCGCTGCATGAGCGAAAGCGGAAGGATCAAATCCGGCGGCAGAACGGGCTGCGAGTGCGTCGTCATGCCGTCGTAATACCCGAGCGCGGAAACGAACACCTGCACGCCCGTGTTCTGATTCGCGACCGGGGTGATCGGCGTGAGAATGGCATAGTCGACGACATTCGAAAGCAGCCCGTTATTCGCGAGATAGCGTTGCGTGCGCCGCACGGCGTTGTTCAGGAAGACATTCGTGAACGGCGCCGAGTCGACGAGGATCGAGCCCGCAGTCGTGCGCAGCATGTCGTTTATGATCGCCCGGGCGAGGTTCAGCACATCTTCGGCGATCGGGTACGTTCCTTCCTGTACTTGCGTCATGAATGACTCCGAAAATGCGACGGGGAGCGGGAGAGATCCACGTGTCGTGAGCATGGATCCAGCCGTCTTACTGAGATCAGGTGCTCAGAAGGCAGACTGCCGCCCCCCGAAGATCGTTTAGCGTTTCGGGGGTTTTGTCGGTTTTGTAGGTTCGGGCTGCCGTGCCTTGACGATCTCGCGGTATGCCGCTTCCGAGATCATGCCGTTCAAAAGCGCCTTGTCGGGATCGAAAACGAACCCGCAGGGGTGTCTGACGATCCCGGCTTTCGCAGGCTCGCCGCAGCCCGGGCACTCGAGCGTCTTTTTGTAGATCCGATTCCATGCGCGATCCTCGCCGAAATAGGACGCCGCGATGCGCATAAGCGGCGTAATATCGTCGAGCCGTCCGGCGGCTTCGATACTGGCCGCCATGTTCAAAAGTCTGCGGTACGTCGCTTCCATTTTCGTCCGCGCGGCCATGAGTTCCTGATCACTCGGCGGATTGTTCTTTGTCCAGAACACGCCGAGATCGTCGAGGTTCGAGCCGAAACTCCACCACGTTTTCCCGCCAGCGGTCATCGGGTGAACGATGTCCTGCGCGGTGTACTCGCCGCTGACCGAATGCGTCTTCATTTCCTGTTCGACGAAGTAACTGTCACGCACGACGGAAGGCAGCACGAGCGGCGCGCCGAGCTCCCCGTCGTCGCCGCAGGCCGGAATGACGAACACGCCGAGCGAACCTTTCGGCACCTCGTGACGCACGGGCCCGAGGTTCCAGATGTAAACCTTGTAAGGCGGATCCGGCGATAATGCCGCGTTATCGGGCGTGTAAACGAGTACGCCGTTCAATGCCTCTTCTCTTTCGCGTTTTTCTCTCAATGCGACTGGCGTGTCGTGCGGCATTAGTTCCTCCCTGATTTGAAAACGGGGGAGAGATTATCGAGCGATCCCCCACGCTCAATCATCCGTTCAGTGTTGGATGAATTTCTTATCTCTGACGATGGCCGAGGCCCATGCGGGCGACGATTTGATCGCGGCTGATCTTCATTCCTTTTTGCTTCTCGTGCAGTCGCTGCATCCAGCGTTCGCGGTTCGATTCATGAGTTCCGGCTCGGTTGCCAAAAGCCACGCTTGCGCCAAGATAAGCATCGAAAGCAATTCGAGCCGCCCGTTCTTTTTCGGCGAGCAGGCGGTTTCTGACGGCGTTTTTTCGTTGCTCATACGTCGTGTCCAGGTCCTTCATGAGGTTCGGGATCAGCAGATCGATCACCCAGTGCGCGAGCGGCATCGCGTCAATGATCATGCGATCGCCTTCGAAGCGCCTCGCGAACAGATTGAACGGCGCGGCTTCGTACAGGCCGCGCTCGGGATAAGGACCTATTCCCGGGGCGTCCGCTTCGAGGTCCCACGTGAGCGCGTACCACTGCTCGGGCGATCCGTAGCATTCTGGCGGCTTCCAGCAATCGATGAACCACGCAGGAACGCCGCCATGCTTCAGAACGACATGCTGCCCCTTCTTTCCGTTCGCGTCGACGCCATACACCAGCATGGTTTCGTTCTGCCCCCACACGAGGCGGAAGTTCGGCTCGCCGTATCGGTTCATGCCGCCGATCGCGTTTACATGCGCCTGAAACTCGCGCGGCGTTTCGCGGCGCTCCATGCCTGGAATCGTCCAACTCATCCGCTGGAACCTTTGAATTTTAAGTAATCAAACTTTTCGAGCGGATTCGTTTCCACCGCGATAAGTTTCTGCCGCAGATGAAGTTCGTCGTAGCGCAGCATCAGATATTCCTCGCCGTCGAGGTTTATTTCCGTCGCGCCGTACTTCGAGAACAGCACCACATCCCCGACGTTGACATTTAGCGGCACGATTCGATCGCCGATGATCCGTCCTTCTCCGACGGCCATGACGCGTCCCTTGCAGGATTTTACCTGCGCAATTTCGGGAACGTGCAGGCCGAATTGCATTTCAGAATCTTCGTCGATTCGTTTCACGATCACGCGATCGCCAAGCGGTTCGAGATCAAGCATGTTCGACCTTATAAAGTTTGATCGCTTCCTCGATCGGACGTCCGTGAAGTTTCAGCGGCACGAGTTCGATCACCGTGTCCTTCATGAACGTCGGGAATTCCCGGCGTGCGACGTCTTCGCCGTCGAGCACCTCGGCGTCATAAAACAGGAGATAGTATTGCCCGGGTTCGATCTTGGCTTCGCGGGAAAAATTGCCGTCACTCAAAGCGAACAGCGGCACGCCGAGCGTGCCCTGCACGAGAAAACCGCGCCGCGAGATCACAGGCGCGAACTCACGCGCGTCTTGCTGCTCGCGTCGATCAGATCCATCGCGCCTTTGTTTTTCTCGCGTTGCTCGAGCGCCTTGTTCACGAGCTCGAGTTCGTGTTCGAGGTTGGCTTTTTTCATTTCGAGCAGTTCGGTCACGGTCGGGTAAACGGGACTCCCGGCGATGCCGAGCGTCGCTGCCTCGGTTTTCATCTGCGCGAGTGTTTTGTCGTACATCGGCATACCGGGTTCGGATTCCGGCGACGCGGGCGGAACGATTTCCTCGTAGTTCATGGGAGCTCCTGATTTTGGATCCGCCGAGGACATGCCCCGTACCCCGGCGGATCCGGTTGGTTCCTATGGACAGCCCGAAGGGTATCACAGAAAAGACTAGCTGAAATACCCCGTGGGGATCTGTGCGTTCTGAATGAAAGCGCCAGCGCGCACGTTGGAGTTGAACACGTTGAACGATGTCACGAAATAAAACACCGTCGACGCGTTGATGCCGCCACTGGCACCAATGGTCGGGAAAACGGTTTGCCCGTTGACGTCGTAAAGATCCGACGCCTTGAGCTCGCCCATACCCCAGTATTTCAGGCAAAGGGCGTCGACACGGCCCGGCGTGGCGTGCACGGATTTCACTAGGTCGTAACCGACGAAGGTCGCAGGGGTGAACTTTTTCAGCATGTCCTGCGAAGAATCGCCTTTGATTTCCTGCTGATTTGTGATCGCGACTTGGATCGCGAGGTTTTCGATCGCGGCAGCCTGATCAACGTTGAGATACCAGATCAGATCGGCCAGCGCCGGCGATTCATTGCCGAGCGCGAGCGCGATCTTACTGACGACGAGGCGGCCAATTGGTACGGTGATCGCCGCGCCCGACAAGTTGACCGTGGGCGTCGAAAGCCGCCCCGGGAAGTTCGAACGGGCGAGGCCGTTCAGCGTTCCCGAGTTCCCGTTCACCTGATAGGCTTTGACTCCCATCAGCGAAGAAGAAGCGGATCCCGGCGCGCCGTTCACGACGAGCAAATCGTTTGCCGTGGTTCCGGCAGGCAGAGCCTGCGCACTCCAGATCGTATTCACTACGCCGTCGACGTAGGAAATCTGGAACGATCCGCGGCTTACGCCGCCGACCGAAGGAAACACTTGCACGACTTGATTGTCGTAAAACTGGTTTGCGTTGCTGCAGATGATATTTGAAAAAGAAGGTCCGGCAGATCCAGTGCCCGAGTTTGCAGTCGTGACGGTCGCGAGCGTTCCGCTGCCGTCGCCCTGCAGGTCCGCGTCTAAATTGGATTTGAACTGCTCCAAAGTATGCGTGAACTCGGAAGCCTTCACCTGGACGCGTGATTTCTTGCCCGTTTCAGTAGACCACAGAGCCTGAGCGGTGATCTCACACGCCTCGGAGAAACTGATCGGCGTAATGAACTGCGCGGCATAGAAACTTCCCGTGCCACGGCCCATGTCGCCGCCGTCTGCGCTGAATTGCTGGTGCGTTGAGCCTGCCGCGATGCGCATCGGAATGCGCAGCGACGGTCGGCCCGTCGGATCGTAAGTCGAACCGCTTGATCCGCCTGTCGAAGTCGACATCGGCAGAACGCGGCCCGCCTTTTTAAGCCGGGCGTATAGCGTGTCCTCGGTCAGCATCAAATCGGGAATTTCTTCCCGTACTGTTTCGAGTTCGACCGCTTGCACTGCGGCTTCATTAAGAGCGGCCATTCTTGGGCTGCTCCATTGTGGACTTGTCGTTTTCGGTTTCGCCGCCTGAGTCGGCCAGCATCGGTCTGCTGAGTGTGGAACGACAGTGATGTAACCGTAACCCAAAAGGGTTTTTGGTCACACTTGCTGCATTGCGTTGCTCGGGTCCGAGTTTTCCGTTTTACGTGACTCGGGACACGATCGGATTGACCGGGAACGCAAAACTCTATTTCTTTTCTTTCGCGCCTGTGGCGGGAACGGGATTGCCCGCCTCGTCAACCCACGCCTGCCCGTCATTCGAATAGATCACGTGATGCGTCTTCGGATTAAACGCGAAGTAAGCATACGTGACGTACCCGGGCGGCGGTGTCGGCGTCGGCGGCTGCGCGGTCGGCTTCGTGCTCATTTTTTCAGCGGATTGATCACGTTCGGAATGGTCGTGCCGTAAACGATCGTCATGGCCACGGGTGCCGTAACCATCACGTCGACGGTATCAGTCTGCACGACCTGCCCGGCGGCGTTCGTTGCCGTATAGGTGATCGTGGTTCCCTGCGTGCCCGGATTAGCCGCAGTGAACGGGATCACGTTCGGCGTGGTCGCGTCGGGCGATCCGATCTGTATCGTGGTCGGGTCGGACGACACGGCGGCGATACTGCAGGATCCCGTGATGTCCGCTCCGGTTGAATCCTGAACTGTGACCGTCGCGGTATTCGGCCCGACGGGCACTGTCACTTGATTGGTTGCCATTGGTTGCTCCTCTATTTTTTCTGTGAGAGTACGTGCTTATAGACGACTTTCATCATCGTAGGCACGGAAACTTCCTCGCCGCCGCCGAGCAGCACCTCGATGCGTTTCGACGAATCGAGCGTTTCCTGCGCGATCGTGTTCGCCTTCGTCAGCAGCATGTTTGTCGCGTTCAGCGCGTCGAGGATTTGTTTGTCGACCGCCAGAATCTGCTCGAGCAGGGAAGCAACGCTGTCAGTTTGCACGGGTATGGTCATTTTCTTTTTCCCTTCCGGCTTACTTGTGGATTTTCGTCGCAACCCAGTTTCCAAAGTTCCAGCCGACTCCGGCTAAGAATGCGTACAGAAGAAGAATGACACATTGCAGCGGCATGAAATGATCAGGAATCATAGTCACCTCGCGTAATAAGCAGATTCGTCGAACCAATCTTGACCGTTCGAAGTGTAGAGTTTATGACCGTTCGGCGCGACGGCCACGGCGATGGGCAGTGAGTAAATCTTGTAGCCTGCGGGCGCTTTCATCATTCCTGACTGCGGAGCGGCCACGGGTTCGGGTTCGAGCGTTTCAGGCGCAGGCTCGGGCGGCGGTGCGGGCATGAGCGTCGGCGGCTCGTGATGCTCGACATGCTTTCGCATGAATCTACCACTTGGCTTTTTTTCCATTTTTCAACCATGCCTCTCCGTGGTTCCGCATCGTCAGCCAATTGGATTTTTCCGTGCGAGTGAAGTCGACGTCTTCCGTTTTTGGACGTCCGACGCTGACAGACGTCCCCTGTCTGCCAGCGCCGGGTGCCGCTCGCCGGACACCAGCGGGGGCCGTTCCGGCAAGATTGAAATCCCGCAGCACGCGTTTCACGACCATCGGCAATTTCGCTTTTGCTGCGGCGACGATGAACTGCACCGACTTGGCGTGGTCGTTCTGCCCCATCACCGCTTTGTAACGGTCGGCGTAGCCGTCGGCGTTATTCACCGCAGCGGCGAGATCCTCGTTAATCTGTTTCCGCAGGCGGTTCGCGGTTTCTAGGCGGATCGTCCGTCCGTGCAGTTCCTGACGCAGCAGGCGGTTCGTGAATCCCATCACCTGCGTGTTCACTTCACTGCGCACGCCGCCATAAAAAGTTTTCCGCTGCTCGGTCGCGAATTCCTGCCGTTCGGCGTCGAACCTTTCGCGCTCGGCCTTGAGCGGGTCCGGGCCTTTCGTGGCGTTGCCGAAATGACGCAAGTCGAGAAAATATTTTTTGAGTTTCTGGAACGTGGACTGTACATCGGCTAAGCGTTCGCCGGCGATCGCGGTTTCAAGTTCCGCCATGCTGTCGTAAACGCCCGTGCGTGTGAGCGTCTTCACCATATCGGGCGCGACGTTCCAGTCGTGCGCCGCGAGATCCAGCTGCTCGAGTTTCTCGAGATACGGACGCCCGAAGGATTTGAACCCCTCGGGCGCGGTTTCGGCCCACGTGTTCGCGAGCACGGGATCGCCCGTGTTCATACCTTCCTCGAGCACACGGGACGCCTGCGCGGTTTCGGCGAGCTCGCGCAGGCCCTCGGCACCGCCGTGCGCCTCGATCGCTTCGTGTGCTTCCCTGAGCGCCGCGAGGCCGCCAAGTTTCGACAACTGCGCCGTCTTAAACATCGCATCGGTCAGTTGCCGTTCGAGTCGCGGAAACTTCTTCGCGAACTCTGGATTGTTCTGCGCGAATTCCCGAAGCGCGAGCCTTACTTGCTGGGGTAAAGCTCGCCCTGATCGTTCGCCTTCGCCTTCTTCGGACTCCCCGGTAATCTCGGTTCCCGAAGGGGTACTGCCGTCTTCGGGCGTTTCGGTTTCCGTTTCTCCTTCGATTGGGGTTTCTTCGCCACCTGATTCTTCTCCTCCTAAGTCGGCTACGCCTGAATCCTCGATTAAGCCGAGATCCTCGCCTTCCATTTTTTTCCTCCTGATTTTTACATCACGGGCGGTTTCTGCCCGGGTGCCTGATCACCGCCGGGCGGAATTTTCGGAGTCGTCGCGAGCGCCTTGATGTCGTGCGCCTTTTCGAGTTGATCCTCGGCCATGAGATTCTGCGGGTTCAATTGGATCCCCATCTTTGCCGCGACCTGTGCCTGCCCTTCGGGCGGCAGATCCTTGAAACTCACGCTGACCGAATCCGAAACGGGTTTGAACTGACTGCCCTGCCCCTGCTGCTGCGCGATCTTGGCGGCCAGCGCACGTTTGTGCTCGTCATAATGCAGCCGCAAGTTCAAAAATCCGTCCTTCTTCTCGACACGCGCCTTGATCCCCTTCGGCGAATTCGCGAACGTCAGGATCTCGCCCATTTCGTTCTGATGGTCGTCGAGTTCCTCGTCGATCGGCACGGAACTCACAAGCGGCGGAATCTGCGTGATCGCCTGCGCCATTTTCTGCTGCGCCATGAGGATCTGCTCGGGCGGCGTTCCAGGCGGCGGGTTCAATGACTGCACAGCCTGCTTTGCCTGCTCGAGCGCCGGGTTCGGCACGGGCGCGCCCTCGAGCAGCACCATGATTTCGGCCTGCTGCTTTGCTGCGGCTGCTGCCGCCGGAATGACGAGCTCGGGCAGGCCGACTTTATCCTTTGCGATCGCGAGGTTGCGCGGAACCTGCAGCACCTGCGCGAGAATCGGATTCGCCGCCGCTGCGGCCATGAGGCCCTGCCAAATTCCGCGCTGCGCAACCCATGACTCGGGAAAGTTTTCATCCGTGTCGGGATAGCACCGCACGTTCCCTTTCAGGTCGTTCGGGTCGACGTTGATGATTTCCTTTGCGCCGCCCGCGCCCGGCATTTCGCCGGACATCGGCGAATTGCGGAATTTCGCGGCGGCGGCGACGGCCTGCCGCACGATCCGCGCATAACTCGCTTTCAGGTTTCGCCACGTCAGCCCGACACGGCCAAGAGCCTGATCGCGCTGGCCCGCGATGCCCTTGGCCGTATCGTTCGCCCCTGTATCACCGCCAAACAACGCCGGAAACGCGCCGCAGAGAAATTGCGGGATCTCGCCGAAGAGTTGCTGAATATACAGCATGAGGCCCTCGGCAATTTGGATCTGCGGCTCGACGAAAATGTTCGATGCCATGTCCTTATCTGGCCGCCGCTTCATGACGACATACTGATTCGGCTTTGTCTGCAGTTCCTCGAGCGCCTCTTTATCGACCGCTTCCGAGTCAACCCATTTGAGCGGCACGAGGTGCATGTAGGCGTCGTGCATGTAGTCCATGCAGTCGTTCAGTTTTTCCTGAATCGGGATCAGCGGCGAACCGAGCGCCGGCCGATGCGAACCGTCGCCGGGGCGGCAGTGCGTCAGCGTGATGTGATCGTCGATCTGCTCGCGGCGCGCTTCGACGACTGTTTTGCCGACCATTGCAACGTAGCAGCCCGTCGGAAACGTGTCGTACAGCCATTCGCGTTTCGTTTCGTCCTTACACTCGGGATAAAAACTCGGACGGAACCACATCCATTGCTCGGTGCAGTTGTACGTCATCGCGTCGTTCGTCATGTTCGACGGACGCATTCCGGTCATGATCGAAGTACGCGCCAGCCGCATATATTCGGTGTTCGCGGTCGGCGTCTGCATGGGCTGCAGATCCTTCGCCTTCTTCGGGTACTTCGTTTTCATGCGCGTGATGTCGCGTTCTTTCGCGATCTGCACGTAATCGCATTCGTCGATCGAACTCGCCTGCATGGGAATCTTCGACTCGAGTGCGCCGAAGTTTTCAACGATTTCCTGACCGCGAGGCGTGCCGCGTCCGATGGTGATTTCTTCCTCGCCGGATTCTTCGCCGACCTTTTCGCCTTCTTCTGGCAGATAGCCGAGCTCATCCTCGAGTTCGCTGCGCTGCTCATAGCCGAACCGCTGGGCGTCGAGCACGTACTTCGTAAGCGTGATGCAGCGCGAATCCGTCCACAGAAAACGGCAAAGATCCTCTTGCGCGACGATCATGTTATTCGCACGTTCAATCAGCCGCCGAGCTCCCTCGGAATTCTCGGCGGCGCTGACGTCGGCGGGATTCGTCGGGTCGTCCGGCTCGAACCGGACGCTCGGCGTGCCTGCGGTCAGCGAGGCGATGATCGTGTCGCCGAACGCCAGATAAATATTCGTTTCCGAATTGTGGTCGTCGTAAGATTGGCCGCCGACGAGAATCAATTGCGGAAGAACCCACGCACCATTTCTTCCAGGCAAGAGGAACTGATTACCACGCCAGAAATACCGCGCTTTCCAAGCGTCGCGGACTTCAAGGCGATAGGAAGTGAGATCGCGCTGCGTTGCGGCGTTGCAGAGTTCGGCGAGCACGCCTTCTTTTTCTTCCTGCGTGAGGCCCGAATCGTCTTCTTCCTCGAGATCGACTTTATCTTCTTCGGTAACACCGTCGACGGCGCAAAGTTCGCCCGGCAGAAACTCTTCGACTTCTTCCTCGATTCCTTCTTCGTGGCCCGCGCCTTCCAATTGTTCTTCATCCGCCATGCTTTGCGCCCATAAACGCCAGCGCGAGGCGTGCACGCTGGCCAGTTTTACCCGCAGAATGCTTTTTCTTTTCGGCGTAAGCGTGTGTACTCATTCCGGCGCGGTGTGCCGCTTCGCGGAAGACGCCTTTCGTGCCGCGGTGCTCGATGCCTTTCGAAACGTGCTGCATCCATTTTTCCTCGGCCATTCGCTCATCTCCTCTCGAACGCGCCGCCCATTCCTGTAGGCATTTTCCCGGCGCGATAACCGGGCACGCGTCCAGGCGGTTCCTTTCGCGGACGTTCTTCGGGCCGACTCGCGAACAGATCCGTCGCTTCCGTGCGGTTCGCCACGGGCACGACACGCTCGCCTTCATGCAGTTTGTATGCTCCGGTTTCAGGCACGAGCCCGCCGTCCTGCATCGAACCTTTCACTTCGGGAATGTCGTGACCTTCGCGGCGCGCCATCGCGATCTGAATCGCCGTAGCCTGTGATTTCTTTTTGACGATCGGCCCGCCGGGCCCGGAATGCAATTTTCGCTGGTGATACAGATTCATGATTTCGCGGGCAGGCATTACAGTAAGGCGTCCTTTTCGCGGCGATCCTTTTGTTTCTTCACCTTCGGCTGATTTCCTTCGTCGTCCTTGAAATCGAGCGCGTCATTCTGCGTGACGTGCGCGACAGGCGGGGCGATGGGCGCGCCAAGATTCACGATGCGGCCCAAAAGATTGTTTGTGCTGTCCTGATACCACACCTCGGTGACGGGAACGTTCGCGTCGACGTAAACGACGAGCGGCCCGGAAAGCCACGGCACTCTCGCGATCTGATCGTAAAGCGTCTTCGAAATGCGAATGCGATCGCTTTGCGGGAAGCGGTGAAATCCCTTGCGTGTCATGTCGGCGGAAAGTACCGCGCCGTTCGCGTTGATGTTGTCTTCACTCATTCGTTTACCCACGTTCTCGCGAATCATTCGCCCGATGCGGCGATCGCGCTCGTCATCGGTTTCGATCTCGAATGGACTGTCGTTTTCACCTGTGCTCATTTTGCGAATCCTGCTTTCGAACGCGAGTTGTCGTACCACTGTGCCGAGGTATTCCTCGCGCCATTCGCGCCATTTTGAAACATCTCATCGAGCTTCGTATTCATTACAGCACCCCCGTTGCTCGACGAGGCCCTCGACTTTTTCGCACGGACTCGTCGCGTTTCCCGGGTTCGCCATGTGCTCGCAGCCTACGCAGTGCGAGTCGCCTTCGTCGGTATATCCAGATTCCTCTTTACTGATTTTAGTGATCCGCCAGAGATGGTCCAATCGAGTCGAATGCGGAACGCCGTTGACGTACAGTCCACAGACACCGCGAGCGGCGATGTTTCCAATAACTTCCAAACACTCGCCGGGATCGCGAATAAACTTCCAGCAGGCACCGCATCGCGCACCGCTCGCACGGTTGATCGAGCTCGGTTTGAAGTAGAGTACCGCGGCTTTCGAATCTTTTTGTTCACTCAACTCATGAACCCGACGCTTTTCGTTCCGCCGTAACTCGAACCCGAGCCGCCTTCTTCCATGCGCGCATGCTCGCCCGCGACCTGCTCGTCGTCTTTGCCCATATCGCCGAGGTGCGTTGTATCGTCGAACGCGTGCGCGCCGTGCTCGTGCGCTTCGCCAAGTGTTGCGTGATCGGCGTGGTGCACGTGGCCGGACTCGTGATGGCTTGTGCTGTGATAGCCGTCCGGGGTTTTATGAATGTGATGCGAGTGCGCCGGGCCGTGCTCGGCGACTACTTGCTTGATCTCGTCGTGCCCGCTCGGTTCGTGAGCGCCGCCTGAAAAGCCGCCGCCCGGTTTCGGACGCGACTTTTTCGGTGCGCCCGGTTTCTTGCCCTTCGCTTCGTTGTAGCGATCCACCAATTGCCGGTTGCCTGAAATTTTTCCATCAAACGTTTCACTGCCTTGCATTGTTCACCTCTTTCGTGGGATCCCACTCGCCTCGCTCGAGGATTTCGTTCTGCTCGGCTTCCGACTTCTCGTTCCACGCGGAAAGAATATCGGCTCGCGACATGCGCCGCGGGCCTTGCTGCGGCGGGGCGGGCGGCGCTGGCGGCAGCGGCGTTGTCTGCCCGTACTGCAGCAGGCCCTGCGGATTCTTTGCCAGCGCGAGCTCGAGGCGTTCGCACTTGCCTTGAAAGAATTCGAGATCCTTCTCGAGCCGCTCGGCGCGCTTGCGTTCGAGCGCCAGATCATTTTCGAGCAAAGTTAGGTACTTGTTCGCTCGCGGCTTTTTCACGTTCTTCCTTCCGCGTCTTTCGCAGGATTCGAATGTAATAAATCCAGAATTGCACGGCACCGACGAGAACAGGGATCGCGACGAGAAGCATGACAAGCGAGATCGTAACGATCCCGACGACGGTAACGAAATCGGTCATCTGAGCCGCCTTCCGCGATTCACCGTAAACGTGATCCCGCTCGATTTCGGCTTCGCCTGAAGCTCGAGATAACGCATGTACTTCTGCGTGTTTCCCTTGATCGCCTGGATCTCGCGCTGCATGGCGACTTCTCTCGGCACCCCGGCGGCGGAAGCATAACTCATAAGGCCGTAGCGAAACGACTCGCACACGTCGAGAAAAAGTTCATTGCCCTCGCTTGCCGCATCCTCGAGGTTTTTCTCGTCCCGCATGAGTTTCGGGATCGAATCGATCACATCTGGACAGTTGTCAAGTACAGCGACTCCATCAGTGTCGAGCAGGGTGTAACAGAGCCGCCAGCCGTCGACGCGACGGTTGTTTGCGCGCTCAGGACGCGGAAGGTCGAATCGTACAAAAACATCGCCCATCTTGTCCGCAATGCTGTGGTGCTGATCGATTTTACTGAATCGGTCGGGAGAAAGATAAATTCGCCCCACACGATCGAACTTGTCCCCAGTGGCATTGGCATTGACGATTTTCTCCGCGAGGATCTCTTCGTTCGTCTGCCGCGCAACCAATTGGCGGTAACAGAGAATCACGTTCTTCTTCGCGTCGGGATCAAATTCCGTTTTTATTCTGACTCGGGTCCACCAGAGCACGACAGTCGCGTGCTCGAAACCCCAGTCGATCGAGATCCATCGGTCCTGCCAGTCTTCAAAAATGCAGTCCGAGTATCGCTTGACATGTCGAGCAGGATCCCAGTTTTGAAAAAACTGTCCAGCGAGGATATTCCAGTCGCCGGGGATCCAAGCGGCTCGCAGGACAGGATCGACGATGGAATGGAGTTTTGAAATGTAATCCTTGTCGTTCGCATAAACGAAATTGTCCTCGTAAGTCGAGTGGATCGCTTCGTAGTCGCCGGCGTCGTAATTCAGCGCCATGTCGCCGACGGGTTTGCGCGTGATCCACAGCGCCTTCACCCAGCCCGAGCCGCGTCCGTTCGGGTTTGTGCCTGCGGCCATGCGCGGCCTGACCGGAAACGTTTTGCCGCCGTGCATGTAGACTTTGATCGGGCAGCGGTTACTGCCTTTCAGAAATTCCCACTGGCCGTAAGTGAACTGCGTCAATTCCTCCCAGCCGATAAAAAGAAATTCCGCGCCCTGATACTGCAGCAGGTCCGCGTCATTCGAAATGTGCCCGAAAAAAAGTTTGCTGCCGTTCGCGAACATCACGATATGCCGCGAGGCGTTGTATCGCCAGTAAAGTTTTCTCGGCACGTTCTTCGTGAACAGATCCTCGATGCCGCCCTTTTCCATGCTCGTCAGCGTGCGCCGCAACAGCAAACAGTTCGAGCCTGGAACGCGCAAGCATTCCATGATCGCTTCCCACATCAAAGCCGTCGACTTGCCGCCGCCGCGCCCGCCCTCGAGCAGCGGGTACTTCGCCTCGCTTTCATGGAAGCGGCGCTGCACGGGCTGCGGTTTGTACCAGTCGCTGATCTTCACTGGATCGGAGTGTTACCCGTCGGGAAATCCGAAAAGTCGAACGCCTCGCCCATGTTCGATTCCGCCTGATCGTCGGGATTGATCGGGCGCTTCGGCGGGCGTCCGTACATGTAATAAAGCGCGAGTTTGAACGCGGTCCACTTTATATCGGTGTTCGAATTATCGAGGAAAAACTTCCAGCGGCGTTTCATTTCCTTTTCGGGCACGAGCGCGAACAGCACCTTGCGGATCGAGGCAACCTTGCGCGCATCTTCCGATTCGCCGTGCAGGCCCTTCGGATTATGATTGCAGCCTTTTTTGAACTGCGTGCTTTTGCCGACTTTCGGGTCGACGCCTTTTCCGAACATGTTTTCCTCAAAAACCGAATTTCAGATCGTAGCCTGGACCGAGATCGCCGCCGCCGCCTGCAACGTTCGGCGTGATCGGAATTGTGCCGCCCGAGAACGCGCTGACTGAACCCGGGCCGCCTTGAATCCAGAGGCCCGCACCCTGATTCGCCGCAGCGATCGAAGTATCAAGCCACGACATGATTACGACGCCATTGTGCAAACAGACGAGCAAAGGCCCGAGCGCCATGAGGCCCATCGTATCGCCCGCGACAGGAAACGCTATGCCGCCTTGGCTAGTGAGTCCCGTCACCGTTCCGGCGACGACTTTGAACAAATTGAAAACGCCCGCATTGTTCCACTGAAAATAATAGAACGTGACGGAACTTGTCGAGGCGCGCACAACGACTCCCATCGCTGAACCGACGTTCTGCACGGTGATCTGCGCATACTGATCGGCGCTTGCGGGCGCTCCGCCGCCCGTAAAGATTTCAACGTTGAACGAAACAACTGAAGCACCGCACACGCAAAGATTGCTGACGACCTGCAAATTTCCTGTGCCCGTTCCACTCGGCACGGTCCAGTTGGCGGGATTAAGCGGACTTTCGTTTGCTCGCGTGAAATTGTCGACGCCGAGCGGCAGACTTCCGACCAGAGAAAAATCCCCGGCCTGCCAGTTGTTCCACGTTGTGCCTGCGTTTCCCGGCGGATCGCTGCCGACGACTCCCGAATTGCCCCATGCACCCCAGTTGTATTCCTGCGGGCCGCCAAAACACCAGTCATAAACTCCGGGCGTTCCCGAAACAATGTTCGCGTCGGTTGTAGGCCCTTGCGTTGTGCAGACGCCCGCACTTAATTCGAGCACCTTAATCTGCGTGCCGACAGCCACCATGCAAACGATGTCACCGATAAGATTCGGCGTGTTATTGATTCCCGTTCCTTCGATTGCACTGCCGACACCGTTTATCAGACTCCACATTTCACGCGTGTAACTTCCTAGAGCGTTAAACGTGTTCGGCCCTTGAATCTGGTAATAGCAGGTTCGATTCGACGCACGAACGGCCACGCCACTCGTCGAATCACTCGGGCAGTTTCCGATGCCGCTTGATCCGCTTTCGGCAACTCCCGTCGTACTCGAAACGGTGAATGTTCCCGCGCCGTAGGCGGTAATGATCTGCGGCTTGACGGTGATATTATTTCCGGCGTTCGCCATGCCGCTGACCTGCGCAAACAAACCGCCGCCTGCGATCACCGCGGCCACGCTGCCTTGCGTGACCGTATAGGTGTACGTCCATAAGTTCACGCCTGCATTGGCGACTGCCGTGATCGAAAGCGTCGCAATGTTTGGAGCAATCGTTTTCACGACGGCGAGCGAATATTGATCGTTTCCGAAGGTTTGCCCGCCGTTCCACATCATCAGCCGTTCAGCGGAATGATTGTTTGTCGGGCCATAGCCTTGCGAAATGATGGCCATGTCGCCGAGGCCGACGGCGCCCTCGGAATTGCCGGACCATTTATTCACCCAGTTTGGTCCCAGGGAACCATCGGCTCGAGCGAAACTGTCACGAACAAGTGTCATAATTTTAATTTGAAATCGAAGCCGGGGCCGATGTCACCGCCGCCGCCGCCGCTTGAAACATAACCGCCAGCCCATGAAGACAATTCCGCAGCAGTTTGTCCGTTGCCGTTCGGAAAAAGAAATATTCCAGGCGCGCCGGAAACGAGCGACGAATCCACGATCGAACCGAGAAACGCGCCGTTCTGATAGACGCTGATCAGTGTTCCGACCGCCGCGATCCTGAAAACGTCGCCGATCTGCGGCGTAATGCCCGGAAGAACGAGAATCGACAAGTTTGTCGGCGCCTGCTGAACGATCACGGAACCTGACACGCCTGTCGGCGGCACAAGGCAGATATAGCCGTGCTCACCGCCGGCGCTTCCGCGTACCACAGGCCCGGCGAATGCTCCAGTCGTTACGCTTGCGATAACTCCATCCGCGTACTGATCATTCGGAAACGACTGCGCGGACCAGAAAAGATTGTTTCTGTTTCCCGCTCCTGACGAAGGGACCGCTGCGGCAGCGGTGTTTGACAGAATCACCGCCCCTCCCACGCTTGCCGTCCAATTGCCCCCGATCGCGCCGTTCGCCCGCGTGAAATTGTCGGAAGCAGTTTGAACAAACATCAGTTCCCGGCATTCGTCGACTGATAAATCTTCGCCCAAAGCGTGCCGGGGCCGCCCGTAAACGCAGTTGTATTCACGCGAACGAAACGCACATCGGTCGGCACCTGCGCAAGCACCGAGCCTGTGAGCGTGGTTTGACTCGTTCCGATGATCGCGTACTGCGCGTCAACGTCGTCGACTGAGCCTTCGAGTTGCAGTGCGACCGTCGCTGCGGTGCACGCCCAAACAACTGTAAGGCCGTAACCGCCGTCGGGCGCGAGCGCGAACTGCTGCCCCTTCGCGACGGCAGTTGTTTCGCCAACGTCCTGCGCGAGCACAAACACCTGACCGCCGTCGGGCGTCGTCGAAAGATTCGCGAGCGTAAGCGAATACGTGATCGTGCCGACGCCTGTCGCTGGCGCGATCGTGACGCCAGTCAGCGCAGTGTTCGTGACGTTCACCGTCGAGCCGCCGACAACCGTGCCCGTCACCGTGACGAAGTTTGCGGTTGTCGGAATGTTTCCTTCGAGCAGTTTCACGCCGAGCGTCACCACGTTTGAAGCGACCGCGACCGAGGTAACGACCATGCGCGCAGGCTGCAAGCCGACGGGAAACGAGCCGAAGGAATACGCAGGCAATCCCCCGGTGATTCCACGGCGCGGCTGCAATTGCGGCGGCTGCGTCATGAAGGGCGGCATTAGAGGCTCGCTTCGGTCGTGTAGTACGTCGTGATGTGCATCGTGCCGTTCCCGGCAGCAAAGTTATTCGTCGCTTTGCTGATCTGGAACGCTGCGTTGTCTTCAGTCGGCGGATTCGCTGCGGTGCCCGTGACGCCTGTGCCTGCAGCTGCCGCCGCGAAGTCGACGACTTGCTGCCTGCGGTTCGGTGCGGTCGTCACGAGGAAGATTGCATTCGACGCGAGCGCCATCGAAAGGCCGCCGACCGCGAACGAAACCGCGCCGCCCACGTCGGTGTAAGCCGCGCTGCCCGCGATCAGACGCATGATGATCTTGTCGATATTCAGAAACCAGCCTGTCACGCCGGGCGCGGGAATCAGCGTGATCGCGCCAGTCTGAATTGCAAGAATCTGCGCGCTTGAAAGCGTGATGTCGCTGACCTGAAATCCGGCGCACGGTTGCGGGCCTGTGGCGAATGACGGGCCGCCCTGCCCGCCGACGAGCGTGTTCCAGGTGGACGGATTCGCTGCCACTACAAACGGAGGTGCCATTTATTTTTCTCCTATGCACGCACGAGTTGCATCACGATGAAACCGTCCGAGGTTTTCGGTTCCCATCGCCATGTTCTGCGCGCGTAAAGTTTTGCGGAAGTAAAGTGACGTCTTCGCCCGGTCCCTCGAGCGCGGACCTGAAGAAAAACGCCATGCATCTGCAGTGCGTGTTGGACTCGAATTTTCCCGATAAATTCGCCGTAGCAATTGTAGAGCGGCAATGCCTGCTCGAGCGGCATGCCTTGCGGAGCCATCGCTTCTTCTGGCCGCAATGTTCGCGAAGAAGTTCCGCCAACCATGACGTTATAGCCTTTCGCTGGATCGGTTGCGTCGTAGTAGGCGATGAAACGCTTCTCGAGGAGATTCAATTCCTCACGCGTTTTCGCTTCGGCGAGTATCTCGCAGGAAAAATCAGAAGGCCCGAGGCGGCGGATCGCTTGATGGAACGGCGTTGTGCTTCCGATAAAGGCCGCGAGAACGTGTTCGTCCCAGCGGTCCTCGAAGCGCTTCGTCTGTCCAATGTAGACGAGGTTCTCCGTGCCGCTTCTGTGGAGGTAAATTACTCCTGCCACGAGATACAACCATTTCTGCGCGAATGGTCTTGCAGCGCCTTGTAGGCGCGAGCGCCTGATCTACCTGATGGCTCAGAAGAGTAAGCCGGACGCTGGCCGCTCGTCAACACGCTTCGTCACAGTGCGAAGCAGTTCGAGCAGGTCGGCGCGGCTCGGCCTGAAGTTCGGCTCATAATTCAGTTTTTTTGTGACGCGCTGCGGAGCTCGCAATGCGTCGGCTCGTGTGCACCATCCGATGAAACGCACGTCGGTGAAACTGAAAAAGCGATACATCACAAAATAATCTGCGACCGCTTTGCCGACTTCAATGAACAGGTGATGCGGCTTTTTCTGCACGCATTTCACGTCGACCGTTCCGCCTGGACAATTGAAATCAATGCCGCTATCGCCGCGATGATCGAGCGTGCGATTCATTGTGTAGCCGCTTTCGAGTTCGAACTGCAGTTCGCCCGCAACGCCGATCGGGTTCGTCCATTCGCCTTCGCCGTCGGTGCAATCGTTGTCGTGCATAACGTGCACCGCCTGCCGCCAGCGTCCGATGCGTACCGCTTCGATCAGCCGTTTCGCTACGCTCAAAAGGTATTTCCCCCGCCGCCGCCAAGTGAACCCGCACTGCCCACGCCGCCCATCGAGGCATTGCCGACGCACGTGCCCGTCGCGCAGCCGCTCGGATCACTCCAATGGTCGGCAACGTAATTCAGCCCGCGATCGATCAGCCAAGCGACAATGCCGTCGCACATCGGGCCGCACACGTAGCCGCTCATTTTCGCGTCACCGCCGCCGCCGCCGAACGGGCCTGCAGGATACGGGTGCGTGTAGAACGAAACGAACCCGAGCGTCAGCGGAGTCATCGAAAGTGCAAAGATCACGAGCAAAGCGAGAGGCTGATTTTTCTGTTTGATCATTTGGCTTCCTCCTGATTGCGGAAGTTTTACTGCGAGCAAACTGTTATCACTGAGTTCGATTGCGCGTCAAGCGATTCATTCCGGTTTCACCTCGAGCAGTTCGCAATTCTCGGCAAAGTCCCACAGCAGGGAAAAAATGAACAAGCCGAACTCGCGCACAGGCGCTTTGTCCATGAAGTGTTCGGTGTAGACCACTTTGGCCAGCGCGTTCGCACGGTCCTGTTCTTCCGGCGTGGAATCATGCGCGATGGCCGCGAGCACCATAGTCGCTTCTTCGATCGAAAGCGTCGGGCGTTTCATCGGCGTTTCCCTTTCAGATTTCATGAAGGTGAAAGCAATTCTTGTGGAGATTCACATACTCTTCCATCGGTGGAAGCAGCAGCGCGAAAGTTTTATTGTTCGGCAGCAGATCGTACCGAGCGGATTTGATCTCGTTCCATTCGGGATAACGCAGCGGATGCGAGATCGACAGGTGCAGCAGGCCCTCTTCGGTCGCGACGAAAACGGTCAGCATGCCGCTGCGGAACACGCGCAAATCCTTCCCGATGCGCACGCCGTCGCGTAAACGGCTCGGCACACTCTCTGCGCTAACTTCGATCCATTTGGCCATCAGCGTTTGCCCTGTTTCCTGAGTTTCA